TCAAACGGTGCGTCACCAAAGCCACGCGACGGTCTGCCGTAAACCATGCCGTTATTAGTTTTACGCACCACAGGTTCATCCCAGTGATCAAACGTCGGATTGAACTGTTTCAGTGCTCCTTTTAGGTAGTGTGTATTCTGTTTCATCGGTATCTTCTTTCTCTAATTCTATCACTTTACCAGCAGGTAGTACACCCCCAGTTTCATGATAGAGTTGCTTCATGCGTTCTAAAACTTCTTCTTTTGACATAACGTCTACACGGTTGACGGTCAACTCACTACGGTTGACGTAAAGTCCTGCTGCTTTACCACGAGCCACTTCAGCAGCCACCGCAGCAGACCATGCTCCGTTACGCATAGCTCCTTCACGTATGTCTTTTAAATCTGTTAAATGTGTAGCTAGGTCTAAAGCTACTTTTTTACTGGCTTTTTCTTGTAGGGCTTGTATTTTTTCTTGTACGTGCGGATGGCTTTTACTAGTTAGGTCAGAACCTGTTTGATAGGCTTTCTTTTTGCTGTATCCTGCCTTTATGGCAGCATCTTTTTTAGTCATGCCTTTTACCAAGTTGCGTGCAAATTTTTCTTGCTTAGGTGTTAATTTCCGCTTTTTCATTCAATTCCTTAAATAATATAAAACACATAATATCAACATAACGTCTTTCAATAAAATCGTTAAATGATTCATGACGTTTAACAACTAACGCTTCTTCAATTGAGTGTTTGTATTGTTCTGTATCCACAATCATAGTATAGCTCAATTAACACTCAAAATAGCTCTCGCTTCACTATCATATACAGGTAATAAATTAAATATTTCTAAAGGACAGTCTAAATAAGCCTGTACCATAACGTCTTCGTCAGGGTTTGAAGGTCCTATAACTTTTACTCTTACGTGAGGTTCAGTAAGTTTGCCTCCAGCATGTTCGTGTAATATAACAGGTAAAACAGGAAATTTAACTTTCTTAGGGTCATAACCTAAACTTTTTACAGCTTTCAAAAAGTTGACTATATTTATAGTGCGGTTATAATTGTTTTCAATAGCTAAAGAGTTAGCGTTTAGTAGAGTTTTGTAATCCATAATACGAGGCTCACTGTAAAATTGGGCTTCAATCATGCTACTCTCCATACTCATGCTACTCTCCATACTCTCAGCATTTTGCCTTGCTTTTCATGGGTAGTACGTGTAGTTAAACGTACATGATGACGTTGGTTGTAGGCACTGGCTGCTGTACGTAACCGTATAACTTCTCGTTCATCGGTATATGGTATAGCAAAACTATCACCTACCTCAAGCCTATGAAAAGCCCACTTTTCTTTGTAGTTAGGTTTTGGTAACTCGATATCTTTTTGTATTTCAGGTATCATGTATTTCTCCTTTATTAAATAAGTATATAGTTTAACCCCGAATATATATTCGGTAAAGTTTATTCTTATAAACTATAAAGCCCTCTGACGCTTTGATTTAGTAACCCTTACGTACCCTACCCTTACCCTAGAACAAACGCTTATAGGCGCTCACAGTACGTCCTACGCTATGGATCTAAATAAAAAGGTACTTTAAAGACTTTTATAAACTTGTATTTTGACTCTTTATTTTTAACAGCTTTAATTATAGTTTTGGCTATTTGATCACTGTGATTTTCTACCCAATCATAAATATTGACACGATGAGCAATAGGGTCGTTAGTGTTTATTTTTACTAAGAGTCTGGCAGGAGTTCCTTTAACTTCTTTAGGATTATGGTAAACCATTTCCCACAAGAGTTCATAATTTTCGTTAACTTTTGGTGACATAACCCAACTTAATATCATACTTAATATCGTTGATACTTAGTACACCTTTGTCTAAAACATCTTGTATAGTTTCGATATTTTCATATTCTTTCATACGTTCGATATTCTTAGTAGCCATAGGCATTTTATCTGTACGAGTAAGTTTTTGACTTGTATCGTAAGGGTCGCGTGGGCTTACTACTTTACAATAAGTGTTGGGTTTAGGTATGTCTTTAACTGTTTTGTATTGTCTTTTCAAATCTTGTTCCTCAGGTTTTACAGCTTTTTTATACAACACGTTCCATAGTTTCTGTTGAGCTTCTTTAGCGTCAGTAAAACTTTTGACTTTACGTTTAACGTGTAGGTTGTAAAGTTCAACCGCTCTTCTTACAGGTATAGAAGGTGCCATACGAACAGGGTCGCCCAAAGAAGGATATCCCTGTCGTATAGTATGTAGCTGTGACATTTCAACTTTCACCACTCTTGAATAATCAGGAGTGGTGAAACATATAAATTCAATATCGTTATGCTGCTTTGGCATACTCGATAGCTTTAGTCATAGCACGGTTTTTCAAACTAGCTCTAGCTCCGAACCAAGCGTTATGCATTGCTGCGTCACGGTCATGACCCCACTTATGGTCTACGACATAAGTTACTGCGTTAACAGCACCCCACCACGTACCCTTAGAACTTTTAAGGTTGGCTCCTGGTTGCTGATCAAGAGCTTCGTATACCTTATAAGGTGTACGTTGAAACTCTTCGAGCTTTCTAAGCCTTGACTCAGCTTCGGCTGTATCAATGTTTTTACTATTTTCTACAATTATTTTTTCTTGTAAAGCTAGTTTAGGTTGTAATAAATCAGCTATATAACTAACAACTTTATTTTCGTTGTATTGTTTACTGCTTAAAAACTCAGCACTTTTCTTATACTCGTCAAGTCTAACACTCGCTAACCCTAACGCTTCTTCTGCAGTAGTTATTAACTGACTGTCAAATACTTTAGTGTGAGGCATTTTAAACGCAGGCTGTGACTTATCGGCTAAAGCCATTGATAAAGTATTATTACAAACCACACGGACTGGTGTAAACCTAATCTCGTTAGACTTACCCCACTCATGGGACACGGACACTAGTAAGTAGCCTTCGACTCTATCGTCTCCTGGGAGTGTAAAGCCGTCATTAATTTCAGCTAACCCCCATATTTGTCTACCACCACGTAAAGAACCTGCGGTGTGCATATTCATATCACCAGCGTCGGTAAACTTTTTAAAGAATGTAAAAGCCTCCGAGTTTTGAGTGGGTATAAAACGTTTACCACAAGGTCCTAAGATACTATTATCACTATCACGGACAAGCATATAGTGATCATCAGACATAATAAGGTCGTCAGCTACTTCACTGTCGGCATTATTATATGTGAATATATTACGCTTACTCACTGACCAATCAAGGTTAGCTTGTTTAAGCATTTCTTCAGGGGTAAGGTCGCTACCGACCTGTACACCTAGCCCATGCCAAGGTACTTCCCCAGCGTAAGCCATAGTCTCAATATTATGAGCCATAAGTTTCTCCTTTCTTAAGTGCCTATTAATTATTAATAGGTAAGTATAGTTTACCTAAGATTATTAATGATTAAATGATAATCTAAATATTCTTTAACTTTTTTAAAGAGTCTCTTTTTTGCCTAGGCAAATAGTCTTCCCAACACCTTATCACTATCAGTTTCTTTTGAACTTCTGTGTACGTACCCCACTCTCTGACTTCGGCAGCAGTCCTACCACATCCTTTACAGGTGCGTGTGCCAAACTGAGTAGTAGTACAAACACCAATGCAGGGTGAGTCATGAAGACTAGTAGTTTCGTGAAGAGCTTTTTGAGTCATTATGCCTTCCTTTAATGAGACGGATATCATGACTAGCTAACCAGTCACGTAATCTTTCATTACGTTCTATTTTACTTAATTTAGTATCCTTCAGTAAAGCATTATTAAATGTTGTATATAAATAGTATCCTCGGTAATAATCCCCTGCACCTAAATGGTTGAACCTAACTATTTGCCAAACTCGCTGTTTACTGATACCAAATTTGATACCTATTTCTTCAAGAGTGTAATTCGTGTTAAGAGTTAACATAAAAATTTCAAAATATTTTGTTCTCTGTTTTTCTTTTCTACTAGCCATTAAAGAACTCCTTGTAATTATTAGTTGCTTCACCCCAGCTTACACCTACTTCAGCGTCTACTTTATTAGGTACAGCTATCTTGACACAATTTGTCATAATTTCTATAATCTTTTCAGCAGTTTCAAAAGAGTCCACAGATATATCAAGTTCATCGTGTATTTGAGTATGTGGTAATATGCCCTCATTATATAGATCTACCATAGCTTTTTTAGTCATGTCTGCTGCTGAACCCTGTATGAGTCTGTTCATAGCTTTATGCGTATAAGCTCTACGTATATCTTGCCCATACTCATCTAGAGCTTGATCTATAGGTAACGGTGTTTGTCCGTATTCAAATCTAGGCTCGTATAAATTAAACCTACACTTTCTACCTAGCAGGGTTACAATATATCCACGGTTACTACCGAGCCTAGCACACTGGTCTCGTAACCCTTTTATAAAAGGTACTCGGCTGTGGTAAGTGTCAAATAATTCTTCAGCTTCGCTAGGTGAAATACCCAGCTGTTTAATTAGCTTATCTTTACCCATTCCGTAACTTAAACCTAGATTAATAATCTTGGCTTCTTTACGGCTTATGTTAGCCATATCCGCTACCACCTGATGAAAGTCAGCGTTCTTATTTTTATAGGCGTCCACTGCTTCGTCTGCCTCAGGCTGTTGAGTTTTATGGGCATAGTGTACGGTAAGTCTGGGCTCTTGTTGAGAGTAGTCAAAAGCACCCCAATACATATTTTCTTCAGGTATAAAAACGCTACGTATGAGTGGTCCTATCTCGTCATGTCTAGCTGGTACTTGTTGTAAGTTAGGTTTACTACTACTGAATCTACCAGTTACCGTACCACCACGGTCACTACGCAAGGGATGTAGTTCCCCATGTATTCTACCGTTGACGTTGTGTTCTAGAATCATTTTGTCTATAAAGGTAGTTCTGGCTTTATTAAGCTGTCTAGCTCTAGCTATATCCTTAGCTAATTGATGGTCATGACCTTCTAGCCAAGCTGAAGTAAAACTAGGTGCGTTAAGTTTTTCTGTTCTAGGGTAGCTTAACCCTGCCCTATCGAACACAGTAGCCACCGATGCTGCTGCCCATAACTCTGGAGCCACACCGTATTCTTTATAAATACCTTCAAGTATTTTTTCTTCTTCTTTGTGTAGTTGTTTACCTATCTTTTCAGCTTTATCTAAATCAACACGCACACCTTTCCAACGCATGTCTAAAAGTATAGGTATTAAAGAAGTTTCTAATTCGTATATTTTTTCTACGTTTTCTTCCTTTAAGCCTTGCTTTAAGATACCCCACAGCTTTAACGTGAGTGCTGCATCTTGTTGAGCGTATGGTCCCACATACTTAGCAGGTAATTTATACATCTCACTTTTAGGGTCAAGTCCGTAGGCTTTTGCTGCTTCTTGTAGTAGCGTCTCATCTTTTAATTCACCTACGTATCTTTCACCTAATTTATTTAAAGAATACCCATATTGGTTTTCATTTACTAACGGTGCAGCAAACATAGTATCGTGTATAGTGCCTTTTACCTCTATACCTAAACGCCTAAGCCAACCTAAATCGTATAAACTATTATGAAATATTTTATCGTTAGTGTAAGACATTTGTTTACTGAGCCAATTAACCACGACACGTTTATCTAAGTTACCCCCACCTAAATGTTGTATAGGTATATACATAGAAAACTTTTCAGTAGCTATAGCTATACCTGTCACGTAACCAGTATCAGGGAAAGCCCACGACGGTCCATGAGACATGAGCAACGGATCGTAGGTTTCTAAATCTATAGCTACTTCTTTATAGCTACTGAGCTCAGGTAAACTGCTAGGAGGAACCCAGTCAGTTTCTTTTACAAAAAGGCTAGTCTGCACTGGAAGACTTTAACTCCAAGTTAGAAGCATAAGCCTCAACTAAATAAAGGTAACAACGTAAATCACGTATGTCATCTAATATACCAGCACTACTAGGATCTTCTAATATAGCACCGAATACGTCCCAATGGTTTTTCATAGACTGGTTTTCTATACGGTCAAACTTACGTGCTAACATCATAAACGCACCAACTCCCCCACGCTTACGCCAACTGTCACCGTAACTTTTTTCGGCATGACGTAGCTGTGCTATATCACGTTCAGCTAACTTTTGTATTTTATCAAAATCTGCAGGCATAATTTATCTCCTTATTAAAACCTGTTAGGGCAAATATTTTGTTTAGCGTAATAACACCACCTACACTTAAACTCTGAAGGTTTAGCAGGAAACTCAGTGGCGGTAGTCATATCTACTGCCCTAGCGTTTAACCGTTCACGTTTAGCGTTAACAGTTTCTTTATCGTACTCGTATCTATCTAATTTATTATGGTCTAAATACCACAACTCTGTAGTTATAGTTTCTAGCTCTGGTAGTCTTTTAAACACAACACTGGCGTAAAGTTCACACTGTTCTCTATGCCCTTCTTGATTACCATCATATCTACCAGTTTTGAAATCAATAACCCTAGCGTTTTTATCCCCCTCAATATGTACAAAAGCGTCAACTTTAGCTCTACCCCAAGTATCGTTATCAAACCAACCTGTGGATTGCCAATCTTTATCAAAAGCCCAATCGCCCTCACAAAGTACATGACCTTTTAAATGTAGCTCCTTTAATAAATCAAAAGCCTCTTTAAAGTCAGCTATTTGTTTAGGTATATCGTCGCCGTAATGACCACGTATATACTCCTCACACATTTTATGTATGTCTTTACCTCTGTTCATAACCTTATTCCCAGGTTCTTTGATACGTTGTATAAAAGCATACTCTGCTTTCTTAGGGCAGTCTTCAAACATTTTTAGCCGACTATACGACCACTGTGCTATTACATCACTCATTTCTTTTCCTTGTTTTGTATTGCTTTGTTTAGCCAATCGTACCCAGCAGTTGCCCAGTCGGATGCTGCACAACCCTGAACTTCGATTAACGCTTCGTCGTATTCTCCGCTCTTATATAAATACCATGCGTCTTGTAAAGGACAAGCCACGTCAGTAAAAAATGGTTCTTCAAACTCACTGTCTTCTAGTGGTTTTCTTTCTAAAAAGTTTAATAAACAAACCTCCCAATCATGAGGCTCAATAAGCATAAGGGGGTAGGGGTGAATAGCTTTATTTTCATAGGGATTTATTCCGTGTTTCATCACCCAAAAATCAAAAACTCCCTCATCATAAAGGGCGTCATACATATTATCGTAAACGTCTAAATATGCATGAAAACTATCGCTAACTTGTCTATACGTACCTACTTCTATACCTATACACCTAGCAACGTATTCCTGTAAGAAAGACATATGTACAGCGTTAGCACCAAAAGTTCCCCAGATAGCATCGTTAGACCTATTACTTACAGTCATGTCTAGTCTATTAAAACGTATCTTAAAATAAATAACCGTGTTACAAGGCACATCAACACCGTCACGGTTTAAGTCAACAGTAGGATCCCACATTTGTAATACACTACGTCTGTCAGTAGGGTCGGCTTTTAAACGCTCAACTATTAAACCTATTTGATCACCACCAAAGTGTTCACGCCATCTATAACCATACGCACCGTGTAGTGTAACTCCGTCATCACTATATTCACGCATACGTTTATTATATTGCTCAACATAGGCTAAATCATTTTGACCAGCCAACATCCATAAACTTTCCATAAAATGAAAGAAAGGATTAGCGTTACGCATTTCTTCAAATAAAACTCTTTCTAAAGGCTTACGATACACAGTGGTAACGGGACACGGTGCTTCTACCATTTGACCTACTCTGCTTTCTTTAGGTTGACTACGGAACTGAGCTAACACATCCATAGCCTTTATAAAACCGTCATTAACGTTTCTACATTCTATTGTTATCATTGGGCTTCCTTACTTTTTAATAAAAAATCTGTCATTTCTATTTTGTCTTGTATGTCAGCTAGTTCTCCTACGAGTTTATCTACTTCGCTCATAATATCAACATGCTCAGGTATGCTAGTAGGGTTGTCTAATAGCACAGCTAACGTAGTTGCTTTAGCGTCACGTTTACCGTTTAGTTCAGACCTAAACGCTTTTAGAATATCAGAAGAGTTCGCCATTTTGTGCTCCTAGTTTTAATGCTTTTTTCCACTGTACATTTACGTCTTTACGTATAACTGTACCTTCTTTACCTGCACCCCAAGCAGTTTTAGTTTCCCTTTCAACCACCTTTACTACTTCTGGGTGTAATGATTTTAAAATTTCAGCACCCTCTGACTGCATTTCTACGGTGCGCCACTCACTACAGCCTCCAGGAGCATTACTGCTACCGTGTCCTTGAGCGTAATAGAAACTAACTTTACTGGGCAAACCTTTACTGAGTAGCTGTAAATTCATATCAAAGTCACTCATAACTTTAGTTCTAAATAATTCTATATCTTTACCCTTAAACATATCAAGATTATACGCTAGTACACGCATGTATCTAGTGGATTCAGCAGACAAGTGTTCAATACGGTTATTACCTTCTCTAGCACTTACACCACAGTGGGCATAGTCATCAAGCCACTTATCAAGTAACCCAAATAAAGCAGGAAATTCATCAGGTTTTAAATAACGTAAATGCCAATCGTTAGTAGCTTTACGTATATAGAAACGTAAGTCATCATCAAGCATAACTATTTTATTATCGTCAGCGTTTTCACAGATATACCTACGTTTAGTTGCTATATCGTGAACTGTTTCAGGGCAAACCATAATGTTACAATCATATTGACCGTACTCATCGGCTTCATTCTTGTCGACTACTAAAGTTACTTCTTTACGTAAGTCATCAGGAAAATGGGACAACGTTACTTGGTTGTCTGCTCTTCCTCTAGTGGGAATATATATTCTCATAGTATCTCCTTTGGTTGTGGTTTATATTTAGCACGTGGTCTACCTTGACCTAAACGTACCCTTTCGTATTTATCAAACTCACATAGACAATGTTCTATGTCTCGCATTTCTAATGAATCTACATGAGCTTCTAAATAATCTGGTGAATATTCTAATAATTGTTGCATCTCAAAATTAAGTTGTTGTTTAGTTACGGTTTGTTCTAATTCCCTAAGGTGTATTCTGTTTAAGCCACGTTTAGCTCCAGGACCAGGATTAGCCCAAGTCATAATATCTTCTGCTTTATTAAGGTGTTTAGTGTGGCGTAGATCTGTAACTACTTCGTAAGCCATAAAGCCACTAAATCCAGCGTAGGGTAAATATTGTTTCCAAGTTTCTTCTAATGAGTAACACATTATGCTTGGTTTGTTATTGTAGAGTGGTGTTAAAATTTTATCTACAGTTTGCTCTACTTTAGTGCCACCTAACGTACCAGTTAACATATATGCACCTGTATAAACTTTATCACCTCTATCTTTTCTAGCTTGCATAATAGCTTTTACTTTTTCAGGTTCCCAAGTTTCAGGAAAACCTATTTCTTCTAGAGTATCTGGCCAGTTGATTTGTCTAGCTACCGCCATAGCAAAAGGTAGATTAGAGTGGTCAGCGTAGGGCTCTCTCCAGTTTTTACGTATCCAAACTGTAACTTTATCTAGTTCACGATACACGTTACAAAAACTATACTCGTGTAATATAGGGTCATTAGTCCACGGATAACTAACACCGCTCTGTCTTCTTAAATAGATACTGTGTCGCTCATTGATGTATCTAAAAAAGTTTTTAACACCCTCTTCTCTCATTTGACCTAAGTCTATCATGCACACTCCTTTACAGGCTCAACCCACCAGTCAGGTTTAGCACGGTTTTTATTCCACTCAGCGTAGTGTTTTTCGTTTATTAAGTAATTACGGTAGGCTTTGACAGGGTCAGCGTTTTTATACTGGTCGGGCATAGCTTGGGCTATAGTAGTAAGACCGAGGCTTGGCATGCTTAAAGGCACACGACTAAGTACACGTCTTAGCTTAGTATCACTGGCGTGTACTTTACCGTAACGGTGGGTATACTCCTCACATAAAGCTACAAAGTGACAATAAAGCCAGTTATAATTACCAGCACTTTCCCTAGCCCATATAGTACAAGGGTGATTAAGGTAAGCAGTTTTATAAATATCACAAGCGTCACAATAGTCAGCGTCGTAATAAAAACGTTGTGTGGTAGAAAGCATTTGAGCACTTTCTAGAGGCATTTTTACTACTAGCTTATCAGGTAGGTCTTGTGCGGCAAGCACTGGGTCTGTATTAACGTAAAAAATATTCATGTATTTACTCCATATAAGTTTCTTATATATATTTTACTTTACTTGTAAAGTAGAAGTAAAGCTATATCACTATTTTAAATTCTCTCCTAGTTTTACCCTGAACTATGTGTAGGTTTTCTTTTGCTCTAGTAACACCTACGTAAAACGCTCGACACTCGTTATCTGGGTTTTTATATAATTCGTCATAAGTTTTACTAGCCATATCTGTTAACAACACAACGTTTTCACACTCACCACCTTTAGTAGCATGTATAGTGTTCAATTTAATTCTTGAAGAATTTACTTTTTCACCCTTACGTAAACAAGAAATAATATATTCACGTTGAGAGTCACCAATTAAATCAAATGACTCGTGCCATATTTTATCAACCATTAAACCGTACTCTTTCTTTAGTTGATTTATATTTAACATAGTGTCTGGTAAAACTTGTTTAAGTGTTTTAAAACCTTTTTTAACACCCACACCAACACGCATATAGTGATAAATTCTACGTATTCTTTCAGCTTCTATGCTTTCACCTTTCCTTAAATTTTCCCAGTCTTTAATAGCGTGTATCAAACCTTCACTGACTGAGGCTTTATTACTTTTAGTGTAGAAATAGCCAGCAGTTCTAAGGTGGTCTTCTATATTGTTTAATAGGTAGTTATTTCTAGCTAAAAATAACCAATTGCCCTCACTAAAATCTATATGTTCAAATGAGTTATGAAATTGTACGCTACCCTCTTCTTGTCTTGGTATCCATGTTTTAGGTCTACGGTTACTGATTCTATTAACTATATTAAAAGCTACGTCGTGCACTTTTCTAGGTACACGGTAACTTTGTTGTAGATATATTTCATTACCCTGTAGGTTTATAAAATAGTCTGGGTCTGCTCCTGCCCATTTATAAATAGCTTGGTCGTCGTCACCTGCTACATAGACGTGCTCAGTATTTTGAGCTAATTTTTCTATGCACTTCCACTGTAGTTTAGAGAGGTCTTGAGCCTCATCTACAATTAGAGCTTTAAGTGGGGGAACTGTATCAAAATCAACAAACCCCGAAAGCATATCGGTGTAGTCTAATAAGTAGTTAGTATCTTTATAGTTTGTATAGCTTTTACAAAACCAATCAAAGTGTATCCAACTTATATCCGTACCAGCTTTATTCCACATTTCACGGTGAGATACACACATATTACGTGCCATGTTTTCTAAAAACAACATATTGTCACCTTTAGAACTTAACGCCATTAAGTTTTCACCGTCCCATGCTGAACTAATACGCTCACCTACAGACATACTGAAAGCACGTAAATCTTTTCTATCTAGAATATCGCTCTTTTTAAGTCCTTGCCAAAAATAACAAAGTGAATGAATAGTTCTAAAATAGATTAATTGGTCTGGGTCGTAGTCGAACTTTTCTACAGCTCTGACTAATGCCTCGTGTGCTGCTTTTTTAGTAAACGCTAAGTATGCTAATTCATAAGGTTTAATACCCTTTTTAAATAGTTCTTCTACAGTTTTTAATAAGTACGTTGTCTTACCAGTTCCAGGAGGTCCAAGGACAACGTTCCACATTATAACATATCCTCTGTAAAGTCATGACCGTCTAGGGTTTCTTGCTTATAGGTTATTTCAGGTATAAACCAAACGTTAGTTCCTCTGCCTTTTAAGTTCCAAAAGGTGTGTTCTGCTTTTAAGTCTCGTAACTTACTAGCTATTTTATTAGTATCAAGCTCTGTGAATCGATGTTTTACTAGGTATTCACGTAAGTCTTTAATTCTAAAGTAAGTTTTCCCCTCTTCACTGTAGGGTTTACCTAGTAATACTTCTTCACGTGTTGAAGCTTGAGCTAAGTCATTACAGAATGACTCAAGTAATTCTTGAAATTGACCGTCAAGCGATACGTCATTACTGACTTCAATAATTTCCATACCGTTGTCCATGAGCGTTTGTATTTGAGCTTGCCATGCTCTCTCATTAGTTTTAGGTGGCATTAAATTTAATACTTCCATACAGGCTCGTTGAAACTTAGTTTGATTTTGTAATTGTTCTGTAGTTAATTCAACACGCTTGTCGTCAACCGATAAAAACCATAAAGGTGGTTTAGTGTCTAGTTTAGCTAAACTAGAAAACGTAGGAGTAGTATTACCTTTACCAACGCCGAACTTACAAGTACGACATTTTTGTACGTCACAATAGGAACGTATAGGCTCATCGTTACATTTATAGTTATACTCTTTCTTTTCTAATGTACTTATTAAAGTAAGTACCTCTTTAGCAGGCAACGGTGGCTTGACAAACTTTCTATTATATTCTTCTATATCTGTTTGCCACTTATCGGGGCAAGCTTGTTTTAAATATACGCCCACATTAAATAAACCATTATTACGTGTGCCTTCAGGGAAACCCTGTTTTAATAATGTTTTAAGACAAGGTGGTCCTTCTACTAATTCATCTACTTCAGGTACGGTTAACTCAATAAGTTGTTCATGAGTAACTCTACGCCTTTCAATAAACTTTAAAAAATCTTCAGGGGTAAGTGATTCACCATTACGGTTAAAAGCATAACGTACAGATGTATCACCTTCAAAGTAGGGCATATTAAGCCAACTACCTATGTCTCCTCTATCTACTAATACTTCACGTTGCTTAGGAAATATTTCCACACCACCGTACCCTAAACCTGCTGCTAGTTCACGTAGTTTATCTTGCATATCCCCAGCAGGAATCCAATCATAAGTAAAACAAAATACATGAGCACCACCGCTTTTACTACGGCAGACTATAAGAGGTAACTTAAAACTTTCTATTTTCTTTACTAATTCAGGTAAGTCTAAAGAATAGGTGTCTATATCAATAGCACCCCACTTAACTAAGTTATCCTCATTGATAGGGATAATACCTAGCCCTGTTTTACCTTCTAAATGTTCTTTCCAATTTTGTAGGGTTGCACCTACAGTTTTTATAGTCCTTGCTGTACCTTGTTGCTTTTGACCGTTACTTTGATCATCTATACTGAATATGCCGTGTGCACGTTTAGAACCTTCAAATACTTCACTAAACTGTTTGGCGTAATCCAATACAAGCTCCTATAAAAAATGGGGGCTTGACGCCCCCAAGAATTAAAACGGTGCGTCCTCAGTTTGAGTATCACCACTATTAGATATACTTGCGTCTCCCACCGAAGCAGCAAAAGACTTAGCAGCATCGTAAAAGAACATATCTTCTTCACTAAGCGGTCCTAAGTTAGTTATACTCCAACCGAACCACGTACCACGGTCATTAGACTCTTGTACAGTTTTCATACTGTACTTATGACTAAAACTAGGTGGGGTAAACACTTTATCACCAGACCTAAGTTTTAAACTAGCCATTACAGAGTTCCAAGTACGTGACTTTTTAAGCTGAGTGCCAGCCATAGGAATTACTGCTTGGTCATAGCTACCGTCTTTATTAAGTACAATGACAAAGTGGTTTGCACTGGTTTGTATATAGTTACCGTTTTGCAGCACATCTTGACCCCTATCATTCTTAGTAGTTTTACTAAGTATTGATTGGTCATCATGTGAGGTTACTAATCCACCACCAGACTCTCTAGGTTGCCACTCTAAAAATAAACGCTTATAACTAACAGGCAAAACTACCAGTTCATTATCCTCGTTATATAATTTACTGGTGACAGTATTAATAGCATCACCAGCAGAAGCACCCTCTACATACTTACCGTCTCGCTTGTTTACTTCTGGGCTTAACGCTTGAAGTATTTTTATACGAGGTATAGTAAGATCCTCGGAGGTTATATTTTCTAAACCACTGTTAGCGTCTTCTATAAAAGCAGAAGCTATAGCTAGTTCAGTTGTTTTCTTTTCGCTTATTTCTTGTTTCACGTTTTCTTGTGTCATTTTTTAATTATCCTTGTTTTTTGACCTATATAAACATTAAAGGTTTCTAAAGGCAGGTCGGAACCTTTTTCTACCTGTTCCCGCACAAAAGCCTTGAGTGTCATAGGCTCTACCCACTTTTTCTGAGCGGTAGCGTACCCATTATCCTCAAGACTATCTACGAGCTTTGAAGCAGAGTCGTCTTCGTCTCTGCCAAAACTTACTGAAACTGTGTTTTTAATAATATCGGCAAAACCATTGTCACTTAGCCAAGTAAACGCTTCTTCACGTTTTTCTTCACTTATACGTGCTGAGTAATATGTAGCTGTGCTTATTTTATTTCCGTCAGCTAAAGTTATTTCACTTAATCCTAACTCACTAAGCATATTAGGTATTTCAACCTCACTTAGCTGTCTATAACTAGCCTTTAATTGACCTAGTTTTTCTTCTATAGATTTAATGTCGTCGTCTAAGTTTTGTAACTCTTGTGACTTTTCAGATAACGCTTTAAGGGAAGCGTCGCCCATTGGTTTATCGTCTGGTTCAAACATTAGTATTTATCTCCACGTTATAATATATAAATTCACGGTTATCCCACTTTAGTAAGTTAGCCCTACCTCTATTAAAATGTAAAGCATAGTGTACGCACAAACCTATTAAAGCTGGATCACCAATTAAAAGTAGGTAATCATCATCAGAAAAGTTTTTCAATTTTTTACGAACTTTAGCGACAGTTGGTCCAGGACTAAAGATCAAATCAGGGTTGTCACCTAGTACAACCTCGAATTCACCAAACTTTTTTGCGGAAAGTATGTTTTTCTTAGAGTCTGGTTTTTGTGTTACATATACTGTCATCTTGGCTCTCGTTTCTCCAAAAGTGGGCTACCCTAAAAGAGTAGCCCTATATTATATGGAGATAATATGAATAACTAACTAACTAAATTAAGCTACCCTTAACTATAATAAAACTAATCTAAAATAAAATAAAGCTATTTCTTATATTAGCTACAGTATTTACGTGGCAAAAAATTTTTAAAATTTTCTAAATAGCTAATAGCGTCAATAGGACTGTTAAAAAACCCAGTAGCTAAAAGGCTTTGCGTCGTATTGGCTGAACGTATTACCTAGCTATTAGCATAAAACGTACAATAACCTTTTATTTTTTATTGAAGTACTTTATCATTACCTATAAGTAAAGGTAGTAAGTCCTGGACAAATAGATCAGGCTACAACGGTTAAGTTACGGCTTAACACCTTTACTTACTAAGAGACGAGACTATGTTAGACTACAAGTTTAAAACTAAACCATACGAGCATCAATTAGAAGCATTAAACGCTTGTGTTAATCAAGATGAGTATGCTTTGTTTATGGAGATGGGCTGTGGTAAGTCAAAAGTAGTTATTGATAACTTTGCTTATCTGTACGGTCAGTCAAAAATATATAATGTATTAATAGTAGCACCTAAAGGTGTTTATGATAACTGGGTTAGTAAAGAAATACCTATTCATTTACCTGACCACGTACCACACGACACGGTAAAGTGGCAAAGTAATCACACTAAAGTTTTTGAAAAAGAATTAAAAAAATTATTTGAGTATGATTTTAATTTAAAAATCCTAGTTATGAATATAGAGGCACTCAGCACTAAAAAAGGTGTTGAGTTTGCTAATAAGTTTATACAACGTAATAAGACTATGTTCATAGTTGATGAAAGTACAACTATAAAAAATCCTGATGCTAAACGTACCATGAGCTGTGTGCGGTTAGGTAAGTATGCTCACTACCGTAGAATACTCACTGGCTCACCTGTTACTAAAAGCCCTTTAGATTTATACAGTCAATGTATGTTCTTAAATCCTGCCTTATTAGGTTTTAGTAGCTTTTATAGTTTTAGAGCTAGATACGCAGACATGGTAGAAAAACGTGGGCACGGTAGAACGTTTAAATTTGTTATAGGCTATAAAAACATGGACGAACTTAATGAGCTACTTAATAAGTTTAGCCACAGAGTATTGAAAAGAGACTGCTTAGACTTACCAGAAAAGATATATTTAAAACGCACAATAGAAATGACGCCTGAACAACAAAAAGCCTATAAAGAATTACAACGTTTTGCGGTTACTTTATTGAAAAATCAAAAGACTGTAACTATAAACCACGTAATAACTCAAATCATACGTTTACACCAAATTTCATGTGGATTCACAGTGACCGATGACGGAGTTACTACCGAAATACCCTCAAAAAGACTCCTCGAATTGGGCTCTATTTTAGACGAAACAGACGGAAAAGTAATCATTTGGGCTAATTATAGATATGACATTCAACGTATCGTAAATATGCTTAGAGAAGATTATGGGTATGGTTGTGTTGGTGCATATTACGGTGGTGTTGAACAAAGTGAACGTGAAAGGGTAATTGATGAGTTTCAAAACCCAGACAGTGAACTACGCTTTTTTGTAGGTAATACACAAACTGGTGGCTACGGTATTACTTTGACTGCTGCTAGTACCGTTATTTATTACAGTAATAATTACGACCTTGAAAAACGTTTACAGTCCGAAGACCGTGCACACCGTATAGGTCAAACTAATAAAGTTACGTATATTGATATAGTTTGTGAAAAAACTGTAGATGAAAAAATAGTAAAAGCTCTACGTAAAAAACAATCTATTGCTAACTTAGTGTTAGGTGAAGAAACGTTTACTGATTGGTTAAAGTAATTAGTAGGGTCTGACTCTGTATTGTGGGCTGTAGAGATTACTAATCTCTTCTTGTGGTACTAAACTAGTTATACCACTAAAGTCAGGGAATACCATACCACCGTACATATCACCGTATCTACCTTGATTGTACATTGAATCTAACGGTAGGTTGTACGGTCTTTGTTGATTAAAGAATTGATATTGTTGAACTTGATCAGCTACTGGATTATAGTATTGATAATTAGGGGTTGTTCCATAGGGATCACCAAAAGTTATGGGTTGGTAGGTTTCTCCTGGAACGTAGCCCTCGCCCATATAACCTGTTTCACCACCTGATGGCTCTCCTATAGGTGTAACTCCAGGGACAACGTTTGTAGTACCGTCACCACCTAAGAAATTTAAAAAACTACTTTGCATTTGAAGCAGTTTATTCATATCTGTGGGGTACGAACCTTGTGCTGGTGGGTAGACTATTTGCTCAATTTCTGGAGCAGTGAAAAAACTACCTAAACCTGTTAAGCTGTCTTGGGGCACATCAACAACAGGTGTAATAAGAGGTATTTCTTCTCCTGTAACCACGTCAGTGGCTGGTGGTGGTGATGGTGCTGTAATAACTTCTGCAACTTCTTCTTGTACTTCATCAGAGCTACCTGAAGGTGCAGCTGGCATAACAGGAGCTTCTTCTAAAATTACTTCTTCAGTACCTTCATCAGTGGTGGTATCAGTGGTAGTATCAATGGTAGTATCAGTGGTAGTATCAGTGGTAGTATCAGTACCAGTATCAACAGCTTCTTCTTCCTCTGCTGCTTCACGTTCTTCTACGTCCCGTAAGTAGTCATCAAAGGTGTCGGGACGTATACCAAATATACTTGGATTAAGGTCTACTAGATATTCATTTAACCTTTGTAAATCGAGATCACTAAACTGTGGCATTGGTATAGAGCCTAAGCCTCCACCCAAATCAATAAAATTACTAGGTGCCACAAAATCACTAGGTGCCACAGGAACATTCTCGCCTATGGTATTATCTTTCGGATCTCTCCATCCTGGAGGTGCTAGGCTTTTATTATGAGATAGAACAGCCTCGTCTCCAGCTTTTAAAAAGTAAGTTTGAGCTTCATCAATGCTTATATGAGCAACGGATCCTTTACCAGCGTCTTTAATTTCTTTAACTAAAAACTCACCAACTTCGTCTCCGATTTTTAAATCCTTAACTTCAACAAAACCTTTTTCGTTTTCAACGTAATAAGGGTGAGTGTCAGAAGTTACGATAGAGCTTTCTTTTTCTCCGTTAGCAAAAACAACTTCTTTTTGAATTCTGTCTTTTAAGACATCAATATAAGTAACTTTGTTTGAACCTAAATGCGTTGCTACCTCGTCTCCAACTTTTAAATCTTTAGCAAGAATCCAAGATTTATCTGCTAATAAAACCTCTTCGTTTAAAGCTGGGCATCCTCCAGGACCCCAAGGGTCGGGAAAGGGTACTACAGTTCCGTCTGGTAAAGTGATTGTTTCTGGTAGTTCTAGTCCTCCGCCTCTTGGGAAACGATTTGGATCAATAATTTCATCGTCAACCATTTTAACTGAATCTCTTAGTCTATCGTATAATGCCATAATTAGTATTTTAACTCCATTAGTGCTTCTCCGCCTCTATTCATTTCAAGTTCATCTATTTCGAACCCAAATAATACTGGATCTTTTGTTTCTATTTGTCCTTCTTCAGGCTCATCAAAACCTGAAACAAGACCTGTTTCTCTACCGTAAGTTTTAGCTGTGCCTTTTACTATAGCTTTTATATTAGGATCTTCAACGACTTCCCGCAGTTTTATTGCGTCTCTATATTTTTTAGGGTCAAGCAATAAATTTACAAATTTACTATTTTGATATATACCTAAAAGTTGTTTAGTTGCACTCAACGCTCTACCAGGAGCAGTGAAAAACCCTACGTAAACTCTTGCTGCTTTATTTACTAGCTCAACTAGAGCAGGATCATCAAACACTGCACCTTGTTTGGTTTTCATACCTTTGATTAAATTTGAATATTCTCTTAAATTACCTACTACATCTTTAGGAAACCATTGCTCAAGCATAGCACCATAGTTGTCTATATAGTCAACTATTTTTGTACCTGTAAAATCACCAGTTTGTTCCCGCATATCATTTAAAATCATTAAACGGTACTCATCAGAAAGTTCTTGGTTTTCGCCTATAATGTCTTTAACTTTTCTAGTTCTAGTGATACCCTCTTTTTGTCTTGTCCATGTATTTTTGAAAATAAATTCTGGATCAGTGCTGGCTCCCCACGGTTGTTTTTGTAGTTCATTAATAGCTTGATTTCTAGCCTCAACTTCTTTAGTAAGTTTTCTAGCAAAATTTTCAGCATCGGTAAACGCTTTTACATCTTCAATATCAAATAAATCATCAATAATATTTTTATTATCTGCTAAAAATTTTTGATGTGAATCTCTTGCCATTGGCACTAATCTACCTGCTTCATCGGTTTGAAGCATGTTTTTATATTTATTTTTTAAAGCATTTCTAAGTAGTATTTTTGAGTCAACAAACTCAGGGTCGTTTAAAAAACTTTGAAAAAACTTACGGTCACTAGTTTTTGCTAGTTCAAAAACATTATCAAGAATTTTATCTTGTGCTTTGTTGTCACTAACTAGTTTATTTAATCTAAATTGAAATCCTTTATATGTATTAGGCATGGCTTTATCGCCTTTACCTTTTGAAACATTTTTTATTAGTTCACGTAAATTGTTTATAGCTACGTCAGGTTCAATACTGCCTTCAGTAAGTCCTTTTAATTGAGCATCAAAGTTTTCACGTGCTTTTTGTATTTGTGCTTCTTCAAATTGAATTTTGGGGTCAACAGTTTCAGACTGTTCCCTTCGCATAGCTTCGCCGAGCTCTTCTTTACGGTATACTGTCTCTGGTTGTAGAGTATCAAGTTCTTCTGTGAGTGGTCCTTTTGTAGGCATAGTACCTTCAGCGTCTTCAAGGACAGATACAACAGCAGCACGTTTTGCTGCTTCGCCTTCTTCAAGTTTTTCAACAACTTTACCTGCTCTTTGGTCACCTCTTCCTGCTGCTCTTGCTATTTCTGCTTGTAGACCACCGCCAATAATCGGTTGTAGATCTTGCGTAGCCATAACTTCAGGAACCGTAGCGGTTTCTATCACTCTTTGTTTTTCAGGTGTGGT